GAGGATATCAGGGCTGCCGTTTCTTGTCTTATTGGCGCATTGAATAATGTGTCAAGCGGACTCGGCGATACCTTGGTATCCGGTGTTCTCTAGGCCTTACTTAGAGGACTAACTGCAGTACCCATTCGGAGATGTTCGATGGACAATGCAGAAAGGCTCAGAGCGTTGTTTTGCGCCCTTGAGAACGATTTGGTCGATGTTAAAGGTTTCTTACCTGCAATCGATCGTCTACGGAGTCGCATGCGTAAGCGTGCTTCTCTGGGAGATAAAACTCTAGCCCAAACAGCTATTGATGGATTTAAAGCCATTAATGACCGTATGGGTAGCTTCGTCGTCGATTTACCTGACGACGTCGCGCGTGAGTCTCGTCATTTCCTTTTGGTAATGTTAGAGAATTACACGTCGAGTGTTATCCCCCATGACATTCAGGTGTCTCTAGATACGGAACACCTTCATGCTCTATGGAGGTTTGGCCCTGGTGCTGCTGTTGATACGAATGGCACGCACCCGGCTCAGAAAATGAGCCAGCCTTGGACCGTTAGTCGTGAAGCACTCACGGTAGTCAGGAAACTACGCAGGAACAACTTTTACCTCTCCGCTTATGATAGCGTGACGGAAGGTTGTAGCGTGGTACGTGGGTCGCAACTTAGAACTGTTCCCAAAAACGAGGAAACGGATCGTACTATTGCTATTGAACCCTGTGGTAACATGGTGGTTCAGATAGCCGCTGGCGAGTACCTTAAGCAAGCACTCGCCCGTGTCGGTTTGAACATCTCAACGCAACAGCCAAAAAACAAGGCTTTAGCTAGAGTAGGCTCTGAAACAGGAGCTCTTGCCACTATCGACTTATCGTCGGCTAGTGACACTATTCATCCCGAGCTAGTACGTCAGCTCTTCCCGAAAGAATGGTATGACCTCTTTATGACGGTACGTAGTAGAGAGATCTGCCTTCCTGACGGAAGTTGGGAGACTGTTAATATGATTAGTACTATGGGGAACGGTTTTACGTTCTCTTTAATGACTTCCATATTAGCCTCTTTAATTTACGGCTTTCGGGCCGTTCGTTATAAGAAAGCTCCCCGTTTGTGGATTGATTGGAGCCAGACTGCCGTTTATGGGGATGATATTATCATCCCCGTAGATGAGTACACTGACTTTTGTCAGCTTCTCGAACGTGCTGGCTTCTTGGTTAATCATACCAAGAGCTTCGCCTCAGGACCTTTCCGCGAATCTTGCGGTGGTGATTTCTACTGCGGAAGGGATATCACCCCCTTCTACGTAAAATCACTTGAGGACGACGCTGATTGTTACGTCGCTCTTAATAAGGTTACAGAGTGGGGTGGCAGGGAAGGAATTTTCCTGCCGCTCACCTTTGACTTCCTCTTTAAGCAATTAAAGAAGAAGCTGCACCTCGTACCTGAATGGTCGAACCCTGATCAAGGGTTTAAGACCGTTTCGGTAGGTCGTCGTTACAGCCTTCTCAGACCTTTTGTTGAGAAGGTTCCATATCCGCTAGATGGTATCTTTTTGATGCCTCTTGCGTGTGGAGGTTATGTAACGAACACCCCTGATGGTCCTGTTTTCATGCCTCGTCAGTTTAAAACGAGGTATGTGACCACCAGGTCCAGACTCCCTCGCGGGTTTCTGGATGGTAGGGATCCCGTAACTAGGGATCCCGTGATAAGCG